CTATTGGGAGACACAATTGTATTGATTGCAGCAGATGTAAACCCAGTATAATCCACAGTTGCATTCTTAGAATTAGACCCTTCTAATGCAGTAATCTGTGTTTGTGCTTTACCAAGAGAAGTTACAAGTGATTGTACACCTGCTGTATTAGTACCGTCAGTTACTTGTAAAGATGTAGACCCAGATGTAGTTAAAAGGCTACCGTTGAATACTCTAAATGTACCATTGTAGAATTGATGCCCAAATGAATTACTTGTTCTATAATAACCATCTCTTGTACCATTACTGATTTCAGCAGAAGGTATGTAAGGAATTACTTTAGTAGTGTCAGGGTTTACTGTAATAGATCCAGAAGCATTCGTAACAGTTTCTCCATAACCCGCAGTGATAGTAGCTACAGTATAATCAGTTCCATTACCAACAGGTATTTGACCATTAGCAGGAGCCACATCGTCTGTAACTACCATTCTTCTTTTATTTGCTCCTATACCAACTGCAAACCTAGAGCCATTGTACAAGAACTCCCCACCTGTAAGTGTAGTTTTATCTGTACCAGAAGTTAACTGTAAAGATGCTGAACTTGTAGTTCCTGCACGCAATGTAAGATAGGTAAGGTCTGATCCAGTAAGAGAGTTATCTAATACTTTAATAGATGTTACAGCATCGTCTTGAATTTTAATGGTACTTACAACTCTATTTTTTAAGTTGGTTGTATCAAGTGTTTGACTAGCTACATCCAATCCTGTAATAGTACTATTAACAATGTTAGCCGATGTTACAATGTTACTTGAAAGTGTAGTTGCTACTGCTCCTGTTCCTGATCCTGTAATTGCACCTGTGAGTGAAGTGATACCTACATTTTCAGCAGAAATGGCAGAATAACTATAATTTACTACGGTTTGTTCCCAGTACCAAGTTGAACCTACTTTAAAAGGTTTAGTAAATAGTGCTCTTCTTGATTTTATTCCTATTGACACATCTGTTACATATCCAAATGACGAATAAGCACTGGCAAATCCATCAAAAGAAAACACATTACATCTTGCAGTAATTGAATCATTAGATAGATGTCTGACAACAAATTCGGTATTTTTTAAGGTGTCTGCTGCACTAGGTAAAACTATAGATACTGTATTTCCTCCATAAGAGTTAGCAAAGACATAAACACGATTAAACTTACCATACAAGTTAGCTTGGCTACCCATGTTAAGAGTAGTGTTGACAACTTGAATGGTAGTGTCTTTTTTAAATCTCATTAAGCTGTCTCTAAGCCCTGTAGTAATGTTGACGTTACCTACTTTACCAACACCTATTTTAGGAGCAGGATAAGTCCCTCTTAAATCTCCAGAAGCACTGGTAAAAGGATTGGTCTGAATTATCTTTTGAGCAGAAAGCCCAATTGATAAGAGTAGACAAAGAATGATTAGTATATTTTTCATTGGTTTTATTTTGTTACAATTACCTTGAATGTTCCTGATACGGGATTAGTTGATCCCCCACTTGTATTGTGAAAACGAACTGTTACCGTATTGGTTGCGCTCACCCAAGCAAAAAATAATCCTATAGTTGCACTAGCATTTGGAATACCTAGACTTACAACGTCTCCATCAGCAGCGCCCGTAACTGTAATTGTTAGATCGCTTGCACCATTTGATGATGTACTTGGAAAGTCTAATGTTGCGGAACCTTTTAATGTAACAATAGGAGTGTTAAATGAAGGAACTCCATCTACCCATTCAATTATTTTAGTACCAGTACCAGGAGAAGTAATTGGAAGACTGTAGTAATTGGTATTATTTTTAATTGCAAATTTACCTTTAAATAAAGTAGAGTCTACGGCAGGATCGTGAATAAAAGAAGAATCCGTTCCAACTTTAAATTTACCATCAAATTGACTTCTAGTATTTTGTATCCTTAAATCAGAACTAATTGCGCCAACTATATTTATATCTCCCAAGGGTAAAGCAGATATAATTCCATTTCCATCTGCTGATCCTCCTCCTGTTGTTGCCAAATTAAAGCCAGTTAAAGGTTGAAGAATGAGCCTTCCTTGTGCAACCTCAAACAATGCAGTCTTAACTGTTCCTGGAGTTGTAGTGTAACCTGGACTTGTTCCAGTAAACCAGTACATTCCTGCCGTAAGAGAAGTCGCATAGTTGCCACAGTTTGCAACCTTGAAAGTGTTAACAGAAGTTGAATCAATTACGATGTAAGTTGGAATTATTGAATCGTATGCTGGCCTGACCCATGCTGTTTCGTTCCAATATATCGGAGTCCATTTTCGGAATCCGTGAGAAGTCTTTGTTAATGTTTGCTCACAGTTTGCTGATCCTGTACCTGACCCTAGTTGATCTACACGTAAAGCTAAAGTGTTAAACGCAGAAGCTCTGGCAGCATTAGATATTCCATCAGCAGTAAGAGGTAATCTTCTGTTTGTAGTAGGTCTGAATAGATTTACAATTCCAACAGGTGCTACAGTTATAGTAGAAGAACTATCTCTAACATTACAAGTAATTGCTCCACCACTAGAAGATGCTATACTGTAGATGTGAAACCAATAAAATCTGCTACCTGATTGTGTTTGTACAACATCTCCTACAGCTACTTGATTAGAAGTAAATGAACTTGTAGTAGAGTTGAATATACCAGATACAGTAAACGTATTAGTTGTGCCAATTCGTGAACCTGAAAAGATATTCAAAGTTCCATTAAACTGAGATTCCACTTGTCCAAATAAGGAGAGTGGAATTATAAATAATAGCAGTGCTAGATATTTCATTTTGATATTTTAAATTGTTCCTACAATGATCCAATTTGAATATGCTTCCATACCTATCAATCTAACTCCTATGTCACCAGTCCCTAATGAAACTAATTGCTTTTGAGGAGAAGTATTTTGATTGTAAATAAAAGGAAGTGAAGTTGACAATGATCCACCTAATTGTGCAGTAGAGTTGATAACTTCAATGCTAGGTGGATTAATGTTAGAAAGAGTTGTATTCTGAGTTGTCTCTGAAGTAATAACGTTTACAATAAAATTAGTACCTGATTGCAAATCAGAACTTGTACCTTGAATTACAAATTTATACAGTTTAACTCCTGTAGGAACGGTAAGGGTACTTGTTCCTGAATTTTTTGCAAATGTTACACCTGTATTACTGGCATAGACATAACATCCAGATCCTGCTGAGTAAAAGCTTGGTTCTACAATACCTGTAATTCTACCTTTAGCGTCTACTGTAATTGTAGGATTGATCTTAGTACCAGCAGTTACAATATTATTTAATGACCAAACAGTACCAGTTCCTGACACTGTAACGTCACCTTTATTTCCATCTGTTACACCTAAACCTGAGCCTGTAATGTCACCATCAGCAATAGACTCGTTAATCCAATCTTGAATGCTAAAGGTGAAGTCATAATCAGCGTTTGAGCCTCCATAGCCCATACCTTGATTCTTATCTCTTTTCAGTGATTTTAGTAATCTTACATCTTTAGCCATTTTATTTTAATTTACAAATAAAGGAGCAGACCTTAATCCACTCCTTTAAATATTAAGCAGGAAGAATTTCTCCAAATACATAAATGTCAGCAGTAGCAGCAGCACCTTGAGCCGTAGTCAAATTCAAATACAAATTATTCAATGTGTAAGTGTTATTTACAGCAAGAGTAAGGTTAAGAGCTACAGTAGAAGAAGTAAGTGCAGTGTAAGCTTGAGTACCTGCTACAATTGCAGTACCACCTTTAGAAGCAGCAGTGTAAACACCACCAGCAGCAGTAGTCAAAGAAATAGAAGCATTAGTTACTACAATCTTAGTAATCAAATACTTTTGAGTACCAATTCTTGTAATTGGAATCAATTGATCTGTAGCGCTACTGTTCATGTTAGCACCAATCAATCTACCAAGCAATTGAGTCATACCTGTACCTGTTACTTGACCAGTAGCAGTAACAGAACCAGTTGCCGTAACATTACCTACAATTGAAGTTGCACCAGCTACAGAAAGTGAACTACCAATAGCAACTGGAATTACATCTGCTAGTTCTTGATATACGGTTTTACCATAATCAAAATTAGACGATCCACCATCACCTCGAAAGATATTCTTTTGACGCTTTGTGGTAAATTGTCCTTTATTGAAAAACATCATAATAGTTGTGTTTTAGAAAGTGAAACTCCCCACTAGAATTTAGCAGGGAGTCAGAACATTATACAAACAGAGCAGAACTTGTAGCAGCGCCGTTAGTAGTGAACTTGTCATTACTCAACAACCATGCTCCAAGAATAGTATTCAACGCTGTTACGGTAGTACTTGCTGAAGTAGAAGTAGTGATACCGTTGGTACTAGTGTTGTTGTCGTCAGTTGCAGGAAGCAAAATCCATACACGTACATTCTGATGAGAAATATCGTTGTTGATTGATTCTTCAGTAGTGAAATCAATTGCAGTAGCAGTGTAGCTGATAGTTTCGTCAATAGCTTCAACTGGATAAATGATGGTGTCTGTGAAACCAGCCAATTGAGTATTTCCTTCTTGACCAAATGCACGATCCTGGAATTGGATCTTGTAAGCACGTCCAGTACCAGTTGATTCTACAGGAGAAGTCAATGTAGTTTCAGTGTAAGTTCCATCAGGCCATGTAATTGTAGTTCCAGAAACATCAACACGGTATTGGAAAACATCATCATACACTACTGCTTCTGAGTGATCAAGACCCATTACAATGATAGAATCTACGTTAGATGATCCAGCAGCAGAAGTAGAAACGTTTACAATCTTAGAAGATCCTGTAAGTGAAGCTTTACCAATCCAGCCTTTAAGTGTCTGAATCATTTCTTTAGTCAACGTCATTGACATAGTAGAAGTACCATCAGTCATTACATTTATGCTAGAACCTGCTGACAATCCACCAATAGCCGTGCCTGAACCAGTACCTGCTGTATCAATACCAAAAGCAACTACGTGACGACGGTTACCCATGTATTTGTGAGGAGGAATCAAGTTGTTTGCCTTTGAGTAGACATTCAATTTAGTAATCAAGTTACTCAATACTGTAGCTTGGGTAGGAGCAGTAATACCAGAAGTGTACTGGCTAGAAAGCTGTTCTACGTTACCACCAAAGGTTTTGTCCTTACGAACAGAACGCAATTTGATGTTCAAAGCGTACTTTGTGTCAGAAGTTGGAGCTGACAAACCAGAGTACAGCAAGCTACCATAAGTACCAATTACAGGCAATTTAGTAGTTACTTGCAAAATTGAATTTGCAGGAATTACAGGGCTTTTAAAGCACTCAGGAGTTTCAAGTCCAGTCCAACCAATAACACTTGACATGTTAGCAGATTTAGAACTACCTTGAAAAATTTGAATTTTAAGAACACCATTAGATACTAAATCGTCAGTACCATCAATGTAAGTTCCAAGTTCAGGACGAATAACACCCAATTGACCGCTAGTCAAGTTCATTGCATTACTTGTACCATAAGCAGCGCCAGATGTACGCATTGATTGGTTTCCAGTGGCCACCAGGAAATATTCCTGAGTTGGCTTACTTGTTTTACGCATTTTTCTTTAATTAAATTGGTTTTTAATTAGCCGTTAAACGACTGTTGATATCTTCTGTTGTTGTACCTGTAGATCATTGATATTACTGTAACGTCTGTGTACTTCTTGTACTGCAATAGACACTAAAATGTCAATGTACTCTTCAGGTAAATCACAATCAGTTTTAGTTTTTAATGGTGCATTTGGTATATTCTTGTTCTCTATACTTGGGTATGTTCCTAAACATATTTCATTTGGTTTTTTAATGTACGTCAAATAAACTTTAATTGGAACAAATGCACCATCGGAATAAAGGTATAATTTCTTGTCTCTAATTGTACCTATACATCTTCTCCACTTCAAACTACTTTTACGATGATTGTTTTGTCTAGCTGAAAATAGATCTTGATGTTGCTCTAAATCTACGTTAATTATAAACTCACAATCATTTACTGTAAGATATGCAGCTTGAAATGACTTAAACGGAAAAGCTGTCTGCTCAAGATTAGCAGAGTAAACACCTCCGTTAAGGCTTAAATTAAGTTCTGGTTGCTCTGGATAAGATTTAACTAAAGTATGTAGCATATCAATTCTCTGCTGAGTAACTTCAAATCCTACATTCCAATTGTTCTTATTAGAACCATTATAGAACAACTCCACATATTCAAACACAGCTGCATTCAATATCTCATCTAGCTCCACATCAGTAAAACTTTTACGATAGGAGTTTCCTAATCTATTGTACGCAACCTTGAATTTATAATGAAGTTGTTCTACCTTAATCATTGTATTTATTTTTTCTTAGTTGAAGCTACAACTTGTGCTTCTTTAACTTTTACTCCGTATCCTCGCAACTCTTGAATTAACTTGTAATAAGCGTTGTCTGGATTAGCATCTTTAGCGTCAAAAGTTTCATACTCACGTAAGAATAAATTTTCAACTGAAGTTTGCTTCACTCCAAGATCGTAATAATTGTCAATCCCTCTTTGAGATTTCCAAATGTACTTACCACCATCCAACAAGATTACGTAGTTTTTAACTGCTTGCTCTACTAAATACTTAATGTAAACTCTGTCTGGTTCTTTAGTAAGTAAATTATAAACAGTGTTGAACTTCTCAATTCGTTCTCCTTGGTTACCAAATGCATTCTTTCTTTCTTCAAATAAGAAATCTTGAAGTGCTGATTTAGTTACAGCTTGAGATGCGTCATTGTAAAGCAACTTCAGTATAGTAGATACTTGCTGTTGAGTAAACTCATTGTAATTCTTAAGCAAATCACCCAAGTTAGCAAGAGCATCTACAAGCAAATCTCTCTTTTCAACTTTCTGCTTAATTGCTTCTTCTTCTTCACCAATGTAAAATTCGTGAATATCTGAATTGGCAACATTCGCACTAGCTGCAACACGAGGGTGATTCTTACAAAGTGCAATAGACATTCTGCCTCTATGAGATTGATTGTCGAATACATTTGTACCTTCCGTATCAAGATAACAAATAAACTTTTCAAGTTCAGTTTGATCCCTAGCTACAGACTGAGCAAGCACAATGTCATTCATTGCTCGTGCCATTACAGGAGTTGCTGCAAGAGAAGTATAAGTACCTTGAGCTACGTTGTCTTTGATTTCATTTACAGTTTGTAAATTAATCTCTTGTTGGTTTTTAATTGTTTCCCAAATACTCAACCATTGTGGAGAAGGGCAATCTAAACCATAAAAAGGATTTGTAATCATTTCGTCAAAACCAGTAGCAAGTTTATTCTCGGTACGGTGAAACTTCATGCTAATTACAACTCCTTTAGATTTCGTTCTACCAGCAGGAATACTAGTTCCTTCATTGGTTACAAAATCATAATTATTTCTGCCTTGTGCAGATACCCGTTGAACAGGTAATACATAAATTTTTTGTACGCTCATCACACGTCTTTAATTGATTTTAAAATGAAGGGGCGTATTTCATCCCCTTTTGACCTTATGTGTATTCAATATTACGCATACTCGATCCTGCCCACGCAACTTGTATCCCATATAGCCAATGAACCAGACAATTCACGGTGGATTTCCAGATTCTTACCATTCTTGAAAATGTTAGAACCATCTTTCACAATACCGTCTTTGAAGTTAATAGCATTAGATACAGAGTAGTAGTAGTCAGCCATATCTTCCATTACCATAGTGATGTTCTCACCAGTAGCATTTTCAGCAGCATTTTCAGTTTTACCAAACTCAAGGATGTCAATGTTGAAGCTTTCTCTTGGCAAGTAAGATCCGGGCATCTTTTCTTTAAACAGGTTATCATCATCCTTACAAGGATCGTACATAATCTTTACATTGATCCCCATTGGCAACTTAATGCTTGTGAACTGGAAACCAAATTCTTTTTCTTGTTCGTGTACACCTGTAGGATTAGGGTTGTTACGTACAGCAAAACCTGGCTCAAGTGTCTGGAATACAGAAGCATTCTGAGCGATCAAGTTAGACAAGTAGCTAATTGCACCTGATCCACCTACCAACATGGCATCACGATTCAAGAAACCACGACGACGGAAGAATACTTGGTGAAGGAAGTCATACAATTCAGTCATGGTAAAGTTACCATTGTGAATCATCAAATGCCCATCACGAACCATTTGTCTCCAGCCTGGAGCAGTTTTCTTAACACGACCATTGTCAGTGTCATTGTCAATCTGCAAACGACCAAACTCCATCGTCGTTTCACGATCCTTCTCGGTACGTTCCAACAGACGTTGTTCAGCTTTAGTGATAAATACACCTTTCTCAATTACATCATTGGTATGAGGATTCTTGAGGCTTGCTTGGTAAATGTAACCACGGCTAAATGCGTCACGGTATTGCTTACCATCAGAGTCAGTGTAAGTCATGCTTGAACCATTACCACGAGCAGCAGCAATTTCACGCTTGATGAACTTGTCAGTGAAAGATACTTTATTGGAGTATTGACCTACAACACCGCGCAACTTAGAGAAGCTTGCATAGTGGTCACCAGCACCTTTAAAGTTTTCTTCGTTTGATACTCTTGTACCAGCACGTACTGCCAATTGACCAGCAGCCAAGTAAGAAGCTGGAATCCATGCGTTAGGGTTACCATCTTGCAATTGACAAGTGTACTTCCATGAATGTGAAGTAATAGGTTCAGCTTGATTGCTCAGGATTTCAACCAAAGGAGCATCGTCAGCAGCTCCCAACTTGAGGGTCATAGGAGATTTCAACCAAGGACGGTCAATAGCTACATCAAAACTAGTGTTACCTTTACCTACCTGAGCAGATGAAGATACCAACAATTCAGTAAAGCGGAAATCAATTTCAGCATCACCCATTACAGACCAAGTGTAATCGTTTTGGCCAGCAGGAAGAGTGTAATAATTTCCTTTGGCTAGTGTAAGCCAAGTCCAACGCTTGTTTGTCAAACCCAACATTGAAGTAGAGCTAAACAAACGAGCCGTCATAACGCCAAAATCATAAGGGCGTTCATCACGAAACATAGCAGCGTGTGAGATAGAGTCAAAAAAGTCTCCACCAAAAGCTTTATATTCCGTTACTTGTAAAGCGGTTTTACGTTCCATTTAATTATTAATTTGATTAAAGTACATTCTAAATTAAAGTACTAATTCGTACTCATTATCTTTTGATTGTTTGTAGACTTGTGCATTTGAATTATTGCCCCAGTAACTTTTTACTCGATTGGCAATTTTCTTGCTAGTTGGGCTAAAAGCAGCTTTCTGATAAGTCTCAAGATTAAAGCCTTTAGAAGGTTCATAATGCTTAATGAAAGCTACCAAATCAGCTAAATCTTTAGGACTTTGAAAAACAGTTTCTAGTTTATTCTTAAATGTACCAGTGCTAAACTCTTGTTGAATGGCCGTTTTAAGATCGTTTGACCAAGGAAGTTCATTGAGCGTTTGTTGAAACTTATTCACAAAGTCTTGAGCTTCTCTCATTTCTTGCTCTTGAGATTGTCTAACTTGCTGAACCTTTTCATCCAATTTAGTCCTGCCAAGCTGAATGTCTTTCTTCTTAGTACGTTCAGCAGTCTTAGCAAGTTTATCCTTGTATTTTAGTTCCTCAATTTCCTCGTCAATTTCATCTTGATCCAGTCCGTCCTTAGCCATAGACTCGCGCAAGTAAGCTTCAGCAACATCTTCGTCATTAAAGTCTTGAGCTTGAGGTTTAATAATACTTAGGGCTTCTACCAATTCATCTTCTGTAAAGTTTTGACCTTTAAGTTGAACTAGCTCAAGAAGAGGTTTTGCAAAATCAGGTACATTGTTTAAGAAACTGTTTTTGGAAGCTTCTGCTTGCTTAGCAAACAAACCTTGTAGTCCTTCTTCAGTTCCATCAAATTCTTGAGTATCCACAGTAAAAAAGTTACTGTCCTTGTAATACTCAAAGGCTGCAACCACATTAGGATCACCACCTTCAGGAAGATCACTATATTCTACTTCTTCCTGGTCTACTTCTTCAAAGTCATCAAATTCTGGTAAAAAATCCATTTGTCAAGTTTTAAACTTCACTACTGCAAAGTTGTTGTGTTTGTAAATCAATTGTATAACTTATATTTAAAGAGAAGTTTTATGACTTCTTAGTTTTAGCCATTCCTACCTTCTCTTTAATGTCTAACTCTCTGTCTTTTTGCTGACTAGCTTTCACTGCAAGCATAGTTTCAATAGGATCTTCTATGCCATCTTTATCTGTATTTTTATCTTCATTGAACTTGTAAATATCAAGAGCTTTAATTTGAGCATCCAAATCCTTAGTCAACTGAATTTCTTCTAACTTAAACTGGTGATCTTGTTGCTTTCCTTGTTGTCTCATTTGTTCAACTTGCATAGCGGATTGAGATTGCATTTCTTGCATCTTTTCAGCCATCTTTTGTTGTTCTTTAGCAGCAAGTCTAATCTTCTTGTGAATCTTTTCAGGTGATTCTCCACGTGAGATAGCCATCACAAGATCAGATATAATTTCAGCTCCTTCTCCTCTATTCTGACTTAGTGCCTGAAGTGCATAACTAGCAACGTTACGTCTGTATGCTTCATTATAAGTAGTGTCTTGTAAGAATATACCTAGACCTTCATTATCTAACCATTCAGGTTTTACTGTAAGAAGTTTTCTTGTACCATCAGGAAGTACATAATTAAGGTACGTTTCTGATCTTTCTGAGTTCTCTTCAAAGTACGTCTTGTAGTAATTAGTAAACTGAATAAGGTATTCATTAAGGACACTTTTCATCAAGTCATTGAGTATGTGATAGTACAACTCTAACATTGTATAACTTGACGTAATTGCTTGTTGATTGTCTGTTACGTTAGAAGAAGCTGAGTATTGACCTACTGCTTGAGGAGGAATTAACATGTCAAGTCCAATTTGCTTGTCAATTAATTCAAGAATATTCTGAATACCAAGGATCTCATTCATACTACCTGCAACTTCTGCTTTCACAGGAGTAGTTTTTTGATGATCTGGAATGCCATTCATTGTAGCAGTTGATTCATAATACGAATCTCCAGTTGTACGTCTGAGGTGTTTCCATACTGCCAGTTTATCTGCATTTTCAAATAATGGATTACCATCTGAATCTACACCTAAATCAGGAATTTTAGAAACATCAATATTCTTAATGTAGCCTTCATACTTACTCAATTCACGTAATTCAAGATCTTTGAGTAGTACATATTCCATCATACCTGAAATGCCACGTTCTACAATACTAATAGGTTCTGCATTGAGTCCTGAATAAATTCTACCTTTAAGGGAAAGCTCGAAGTCATAAGGATTATCAATATTAAGTGGTTGGTTTGGAACTTCTCCACAGTCTACATAAATATCTGTTTGGTATCTGGTAGCTCTATACCTCCTAGGAATCATTAAAGATTCAGCATAGTTTTTTCTACCAAAATCATCAACCCACTCATACCTACTTGAATCTTTTCCCCACTTATTTGTGTAGAAAACTTTAGCAGCGTCTCTTGGAATAGGATAACTACTGTCTACAATATCACATACTTCATTTCCAAAATCATCAATTGAACTCAAATAAATAACTTCCTTAAAAGCTTTAAACTCAATAGTTGTTTTCCAAATAAGTCTGTTGGCATTTAATCTGTGGTTGTTTAATTGACCTGTACTTTGACCTATAAATCTGTTGTCAAAATCTCTTCTTGCGTACATCTCTTCTGCATGAAGATAATTGAATTGATTTTGAGCTTTACCTGAAGTTACATCCCAAGCTTCATTAGGAGTTACGTTTGTACTAGAACTAAAGTTACCAAGTCGTTTCAATGTTTCTTCTGGAATCTTATCGTACAACTCCTCCAATGCCTGAGCCACCGTAATAGGGCTTCGATACCACCAATAATCACCTTTTTCTACCTTAGTCACATCAGGAGATTTGTGAAAACCAAGGTGAAGATTATTAAATACTTGAGGTTCTGGAATACCATTTCGTTCTACAATTCCAATAAAAGACATGTCTGTACAAAGTCCATGTTGAAACACCAAACGTTTCAATTCTTTAATTTCAAACTTAGCCTTAAAGTAATCAATCACAGAAGAATAAAACATTTCCATTTCAGACTTAAAATTTTGTACATCAATTTCTTCAGGTTTTACTCGTTGATCTTCAGGAACTCCTTCTGCCATTTGATTAGCCGCAGCATCAATAGCTTCACTAAGAATCTGAGTTAATTCCTCATCTTTAATTTTATTGTCCTGATCTCCCAACAAGAGTATATCAAAGTTATCACCTCTCTTTAGCAATTCTCCTACCAAGAACATGTAATACTTGTAAATAGGATTGAATACAGCTAACTCACGATCTTCAGGAAAAGGTAATCTAAAGAGTTCATTTTCAGGGTTACATAAATCTTTAAGATGTTTCTTAAGATAAGTAAGATCATTATTCACAATTGCATAAATCATTCTATATTTCTCAAAACTATCATTGTAAGTAGAATGATAGGGAATAATAGAGTTCATGACTTTTTCAAACCACTTTTTGTCTTTGTTGCGTTCGATTAAAAGCATTTTTTAAGTTTTTAGTTAATCCGTCAAATATATTTGAACCCTGCTTGTTATTTGAATAATGCTCTAACTCATTCACAGCTAAGGGTAATCCTTGTAATGCAGACACCCCGTCAAAGTTTCCATCCATTGTAAATTGTCTCATTTGTTTAATTGTATAGAGACAAGGTATTGTTTCAATTAATAACTTTCCATTTATTTCAGTAAGCAATAAATCTCGTAACCCATCTAATAATGTAACTTTTGCAATTCTGTTACTTACCATATAACCTGTCTGAGTAGCACTTCTTGAATAAATAAACTGACCTTGTTCAAACTGAGGTCTTATACAAAGAAGACTAGCTTTCTTTTTCTTAATCATGTGACCTCTAAACCTATCTCCTCGGTTTGCTTCATACCACACTCCTCGTACAGGATTACCATAAAACTGAATCAACTTTTCAAATACATCATTGTATCCATCTACACCATTTGGATGTCTACTTATCCATGTTGCTGCAATTTGATACGAAGGTAAACCAAAGCTTTCATACTTAGGATTCACAATAACGTAAGAAGCTCCAAATGATCCTCCTTTATCTAGCTCATCTGAAACATAAGGGTCGTGTAAAATAATTACAGCATCATTAGGGATAACACCATTTATCTTTAATTTGTCAGGATGAATGTAAATCATTGTTTCCCCGTGAGTAGGGTCAGCAGGACTAAGTGGCCAATTGTAAATAGGCTTAGCTTCTGATAAAGGTTTGATTCTGTAATTAACTCCTGATTGTGTAGATGAGTCCCAATACAGTTCAATAGCCTGACCAATGGTCTCATATAGATTATTACTAAGAAGTTCCTTTTCTCTTTCTTCTGCTTCTTTTTCAGGTAAATACCCAGAAGATCCACCCAGCCACATGTCATCAATTTGCATAGGGTAGTTCATCCTATGACTAATCAATACTTGAGGATCAGAAGCTAGTTTAGCTTGTTCACGTTCATTGTGATAAAACTCGTATGCTTTTTCAAGATTTGTATTTCCATCTTTATCTTTAAATCTTTTATCTACAAGTGGAGCAGGAAGGAAAAAGGCATGCCCATTAAAATCTAAAAGGTTGTAATCTTTTGGGTGAGTAAAAAGATGTTTAGCGTACTGAATCAAATCAATGTTACCAGAAGTACCTATACCTATTTGTGAACCAAACTGTACACCATCTGTAACTACAACTGCATTGTTTGATCCCCATGCTTCTTTAATCAGTTTCATCAAACCAATTTCTTCGTATACAACAGCTACACGACGACCCCCAGCAGCAGATTCTGCACCTTCTTTCTTATTGTCTGAATAAACAGTATGAAACAGCTTATCAAAATTACCAACCTTTTTCCAAGTATTACCTTTCTTTACATCTCTATACTGAGTCCAAGGATTTTTATTATTATTAGTTGCAAGTGATCCTTGCATGTGAAGATAAAAAGGGCAAGGCTCGTAATCTTCATCTTCAGGTTTTCCATATACTCCAAACTTAGGTAATTCTGAAAGCATCCTGATAGACGTTTCTACCTTACTTAAAAATTCAGAACTCTTAGACGATACACCTGCACCTACTTCTACTTCTGCTTTACCAATTTTAGCATCTGCGTATCTGGCACCATGAAATACAAGTTCATAAATAATAACCATACACGCAATAGAAAAGCTTTTTCCTCCACCACGTGAACCAAGTATAATGTGATTTTTATTTGCGTTTTGGTAAAGAGGTCTACCTAAAGGTTGATCATGTAACTTAAACAAATACTCTCTGGGTGTAATAAACTTTTTTAAATCTCCGTGCTTGTTA